CGAAGACCACCACCGATCTTCTTGAGGAACTGCTTCTTTTCGGGGGTGAGGGGCATTTTTGAACTTGAAAATGTAATTACATCGCGTGACTTAGGTGTTAATTCTTTGCGAGACCACGCTTTCTCAGGTTAGCCTTAAGGTCGGCTAAAAGTGCCGCTCGTGGATTGAGACTCATTGGTGGGGGTGGGGGTGGAGGTGGTACAGCTGCACGTCTTGGTGACATACGTACCGGTTGGGCAACACGTTGTGGCTCAGCCTCTCTGAGGACCATCTTACACACACGAATAAACTTTTTAGCACTTTTAGCCTGGTTTTCAAGTGTTTGTGGAGTGGTGCTTTTGGTTGGAAGTTTCGCCATGAGTTCCTTCTTTGTAAGTTTTATGCGCTTTCCCTTGACATCTTTGGTCACACGGAAGCCCAACTTCTTGACTTGTTTTTTGAGTTTTTCGTACTCCATTTAATATAGGTGAGGAAATTATTGGTACCTGACACCAGCTCGTGTCGCCGCATCATCAATTTCATCGACCATTTCCCACGCCCACCTACACGCTTGAGCATCGTCGTGTTCACAAATACTGTGTGCAATGTCCAGAGCTTCATGAAGAATCATCTTGAGACGCATTTGTCTTGGAGTTATTTTATATGGCTCCCGTAATGATGGTGCTTCATACATTTGTTGAAGTGCGATGCGAGTGATTTCACACTTCTTACGTTCATAGTCACCATTGTGTGCTGCGATAATGCGCACACTTCGGCATAGTGGTTTAGGTTCGGGTGACCAGTACCCAAACTTCCTGAGGGTCTTCATTATCTATGTGTAGACCTAAACTTTTAAGATACATACAGAATTAAAGATATGAAACGCTTTAAATATACGATGGAGTGGCGTGACGACCTACACGACACGAACCAGCTCATAAGACGCGTGATTCTTCCAAAGCTTATACAGCTTGAACTCGAACTTGAATCACTTCGAAGACATACGTGGCCCTACATCCAAGCTCGTAAAGAGATGGGTCAACTGGATGATATCGCGGCGAAGAGGGACTTTTGTAAACATCTAGATGATTATACAATTTTGGAACTCTTGAGAATTAAAGCAAAATACTCAAAGGCTACAGGACTTCAGGGTAGGGAATATGATATGCTCAAAAATAATTTTTGTTAGTGTATAGTAAATGGTATTACCCATACTACTTGGAGCTTTAGGTTTAGACGCACTTGGTGTATCCGTACCTGGTATAGGTTTAATCAAATCACCTGCGGTTGCGTTTGATAAGAACAAAGATTTAGATGTAAGCACTTTCATATCCTTATTATGTTCGTGTATGTGTTCGGCTATGGTCGTGCAACGCATGATAGGTTTCCCATTTAAAAGTCCACCTATTATGATGATGTTGGCTGTGTGTTGTGTATCAAGTGGTTTTTCATCTGCGATGTTAACTAAAGATACTTACGATCGGTTTACTCGACCATCACCACCACCAAAGTAATTTTAGAAAAAGTCATCCGTTCTATACATATTCACTGCGTATGCACCAGTCTTACCTAAAACTGAGACTGATTCATTCCCATACAGTTCTTCGCATCCGATATCTTCCATACAATCACGTGTATTGTGACTCACTGGGATTGGGTACAAGTTTTCACCACCAGTTGTGGTGTAATAATGATACCGATCACGACGACCCGTGACTTCTTTCCCGTAGAGTGGAAGTGTTTCCTGACCAGGGCCCATAAGAACACCCATCTGTTGCATGTGTCCAGGTTTATATTGTTTGATTGGTGGACCTCTAAACTCCGGTTCACGGCGTCGTTCACGGCGCATCATTGGACGTGGTGGTACGATTGGTACTTCGACTGGAACTTTAACTATTTTTGGATTTTGATACATATACCCCAAAAGGAGTGTGAGTACAACAAGTGCCGACCACATGAGTTGTGTCTTTGTCTTGGTCTTCATTTATATTAGTTAAGGAATATTTTTTACATAAAGAAATGAAGATTCTTGCGATCGATATTGGATACCATAATATGGGTCTCGTTCTCGCTGAATGTGGTAAAGGTCCGAAGATTGACGTTGAGTTTATAAAGAAAATAAGTCTCGAGGATTATAAATATATTCAATCTAATGATTTTGTAGATCTCATTCCTTTATTTGTAGACGACCATAAATACATATTCGAGTCTGCAGACACCATACTTATAGAACGTCAACCACCCGGTGGATTTACAAATATTGAGATACTTCTACATTACATGTTCAAAGATAAAGTTGTACTGGTTTCACCTGTGAGCATGCATACACATTTTGGTATGCGACACCTCAATTACGAAGAGCGTAAGGAGAGGACGGTTTCTATTGCAAATAAATATATCGATGGTGATATTCCCTATGAAAGAAAACATGATATAGCGGATGCACTATGTATGGTAGTCTATTACAATTTTAAAATATCTGTACACACATTTGATAAGTTTAGGTTTGAGTCCGCTCGGCTCTGATAATCTCAAGAGCATTGGCCACGGATTCGAAGGCATCAAACAGTGTCGCTGTACTCCGGTTCTTACAACATTTTCTAATATTTTCAATGTTGTATTCAAAAGACTTCTTCTCCTTTTCCCGTCTCAATTCAGCAGATTTGATGATCTCTTGAAGTCTCTGTATTTCAGAATCAATATTGGTTGTGACAACGTCAACGGCTTCGTCCATTTTGTTAATTTCCTGCTCGTACCAGTCTAATGTACGCTTGAGGAGATCCCGCTTTACTTGGGACTTTGTTTTTTCCAATTGTTTTTCAATTCTATCAATTTTGTCATCAATGATTTGGATATTATTGAGGTACTTTTCATGATGAAACTCCTTCGCCCGCTCCAACGCCACAATTTGTTCTTTGACTTGCATTTTGTTCTACGAGATCTTCGCCTCAAAACTTTATATGTTCATTGTATTAATAAATATAGTGAACTTTATCCCCAACCCTTTGAAGACTCTCTTTTTCGTTCATCTGAACAACGAAATCCCCATTCAAAGTTTTGAGATTTGTGTAAAACTTCTTAATGTGCTTCTTAGGCAAGGGATTAATGTACATGTCATCAGTTATGTTTTTGAATATATTGAGCCAGAAGGAGAATTTAGACGCTCGCTCGTCCATGTCGATAACGGTGATGTGGTGTTTAATCACGTATCCGTTACCGATAATGGAGTGTCCACTGGGATCAATGTAGTCAAGCATGTTTATAATTATTGTAAGTGTATGTTATCACTTAGGTTACAAACCGAGCCAATTTGGCATTTTACTTGGGGGTTTTACCAGACACCACTAATCTTATGTCATTAATGAACGTATCGAAACGCCCAAGACGAAACTGTACCAATGCCCACAAGAAGAAGAATACAGTTTTTGTCAAGTTATTTATATCGTTATCTTCCATCTTATATATTGGACTCACAACTCGATGCATGAACGTTTCCTCCTTTTGCTGACCAGTCACATACATCTCAGCCTGCGTTAAAGCACATGTATCGTCGTTGACTGACCAGTGATAGAACAAAAATGGGATAAGTATTGAGTAAAACTCCAAGTTTCGACGGTCATTTGTGAATGGAACGACGAGAATGGCAATAAGAAAAATAAGATGAATCAAGAATATTATGTTCATCTATAATAATATGAGCGAAGAAAATTTCGGCGGTATGTCGACCGCCGCGATAAAAAAGAAGGAGCTTCAACTTCGAGAAGAAAGTTGGAATGATCAACATGAATCTATATTGAGACAGTGGGGTGAGGCGTCAGGGTGTTACAGATATATGAACCATCGTGCGTTTCTTATGTATAAGGGTCTCTCGATGCGTTTTACTTTACCCGTTATTGTATTATCAACACTCACAGGTACAGCGAACTTTGCTCAGGAGCAGTTCCCAGAGAGTATGCGAAGTATGGTTCCATCGGTTATTGGCGGTTTAAATCTCATCGCAGGTCTCGTGGCAACTATTATGCAGTTCCTTAAGATTAATGAACTCATGGAGAACCACAAAGCGGCCGCGCTTTCTTACGGTCTCTTATCTCGAAACATTCGTTTGATGCTAGCTCTTCCACGACGGGAGCGTGGTGCTGACGGTCTTGACTTTGTGAACAATTGCAAAGCTGAGTATGACCGCCTCATTGAACAATCACCATCCATACCCACTAGCATACTCACAGAGTTTGAGAAAGAATACCCCCTCGACAATGTGTTCACTAAACCCGAAATCCTCGATGTTCGCGCGATTCCAAAGTTAAAAATGAACACCGGAAGTGCCATCGCATCTCTTACAAGAGGTGGTCCACTCAGCAAGGTTGGAGAGCTTGTAAAATCGAGAGAAGAGTACGATGCAAAGCTTAAAATTCTCGACGAAATGCAATCAGAAATAGATGCCGAAGAGGATATTAAATCAGTGGTCTCTGAAGAACAGCCAGACGTCGAGCAAGGTATACCATAAGAATACACATACCCACATTTGTCAAAATAGCACACACCGCATATGGTAAAATTTTCCTTTTTAAAGGTTTTACGATACGTTCTTGTAGTGCGTCGTTCTCCAGCACTAAATCTATAGCCTGATTAGTAAGATCATCAATGGATTCCTTCATTAAGATAGTTGAACAAAAAAAAGAAGAGCCTGTGACAACACTTCACACGCAACACATTGATCTATTACAAAAGTACATTAGGGAGCGAAAAAATGTATTTATCTGCGGGGCTTCCGGTGTTGGGAAGACATATATACTTCAATCAATTTTGAATGAAAACAATAGTGTGGAAATACAACGAGAACATCTTAAAAGTAAATCAAATTTTCTAGCATTCATAAAGAATACTGGAAAACATGCATTTATCGATGATTATGATTCCGAATTCAAAACCATAGTAGAGCGTGTGGCTGATGGTGAACGTCTCACACGGGGATCTCTTGTTGTTACGTCGGTAAATATGTGTATGTTTCCAAACTTTGAAACTATCTTCGTTATGAAACCCACAATTGAGAAATTGATATCCTTGATTGGTGAAAGAACACCAAAAATTGAAAATGCGGCGATTCAATCACATGGAAATATTCGGAACTTTTTATCATACGTGGATGGCTATGATGTAACGGATGTTTTCAAAACACCCAAGGAGTTTATTACAGATATTCTTACGGATGCTCAACCCATCAAAATACACGATTCAATCTCTGAACATGGTCATCTATGGGATATTTTCCAAGAAAATTACTTAGACTCCAAGGGTGTACATGTAAATCGTGTTGCATCGGCATTCTCGGATGCGGATGTGTACGATTCTCACATATATTCCTCAGGTGATTGGAACCTTATGCCGTACTTTGTACTCAATGCGCTAACAATCCCCAAAACTGGTATGGGAACTCCGTTAATCAGAGAAAAGATTAGACCTGGGAGTTGTTGGACAAAATATGGGAATTACAAAATGAGAAACCAAAAGTACAAGGAAATACAAAAAAAGTCAAAAAGCGGATTGTACATAGATGAACTGTGTCTACTCAAGAAATATGCAGAGACTGGTAATGTACTTCCAATGGTGGAGTACAACCTAAGTCCGCAAGACTTTGACGTTATTAACCACCTTGCTGTTGGAAGTAAATTAAAACAGAGAGACGTCACGAAAGTAAAGAAGGCATTGAAAAATGCAATCGAAAAAAGTTGTTGAACACGAAGATGTTGAACCCGAGTGTACAAAGACAATTGGAAATGAAATCCACTTCTATGGTGAAATCACAGTTGAGAATACACTCGAGTTTGTGGAAAGCTTTAGAAAGCTCGAGATTCGCCTCTTAAAACAAAAGGCTGATCTCATTGGGTATGAACCCGAAATCCGTGTGCACATTATGAGTGATGGTGGTGACATGTTTTCCGGGTTAGCACTTAAGAATCTTATTGAAAAGTCCCGAGTCAAGGTTATTACCATAGCCCAAGGTGCATGTTGTTCTGCGGCTACATTTATGTTTTTGGGTGGGTCAGAGCGTCGCATGGGTGAAAATGCATACCTTCTGATTCACCAATTGAGTACCGAGTTTTGGGGTAAATACCAAGAACTCAAAGATGAAATGAAATCGTGCGATAAGTTTATGAATGCACTCAAGAATATGTACACCTCAAAAACTGAAATCCCAGAAAGAAAGTTTAGGAAGTTGATGAAGAAAGACCTCTATTTGTCGGCATCAAAATGTCTAAAGTATAAGATTGCTCACGTGATTGACTGATAGTAACGTAGCGTTTGTAAAGACCTAAAATACATAAAATAATAAAACCTATCGCAAATGTATTTGCGTTTGTATACACAGATAGTGTTTCTGGTGGCCTAAGTCGCTCCATTCTACCATAATTTACAACTGGTATCATATT